CCAAACGTTTGTATCAGCATAAAACTTTGCTAGTATATCAATGACATCACTATTAGAAAATGCATCATCCAGGTCGAGGGTGACAATTACGGTTTCTTTATTTGTTACTTTGGCGATACAATCGTAGGTATTGCGAAGACAATACTGGCGGTTGCTGTTTACTTGTACAGAAAAGCGGTCATCCACTAATGCAGAAGTAACTTCCATGGTTTTGTCATCAGATGGATCGATGGCGACATAACATCGCCAGTTTTGGTTTGACTGGTTAATTATTGATTGATGCCACGACTTGATATACTTAGCACAATTACGCCCGACAGAAATTATAGCAAATTGCACCATACCAGATACTCATAGGTTCAAAGTTCTACCGACATTAGTTTTGGACGCAGGCTTAGCAGTGGTTTTGGTTGCCTTCCTGAATAGTTTGGCCGCAGTTGAGACATCACCATTGTTTGGGATAACATGAAGCTTGTCCACCAACTCTTTGATGCTTTTGAGATTCTTTCCGAATTTTTGTGAGTATGATTTAACAATCTCGGCATCGATGTGTTCTGTACATTTATCAAAATCACGATCAACATAAACGTAGTGTACTTTGTGACCGTGTATTCCTGCTTGCGTTACCGAAGCACGAAATGAATTTGGGTTGGCACCGCAGGTATCTAATATTATTATTTCATCCTTTAATGGTATGGACTCTGTGAGCTTGTCCATGCACTGCTCCCAGGCCGATATCTGTATCTTGCTCTTAATTTCGTCTGGCTGGTTATCTAGATTTGGCGGCAAATAATTGTCTGCAGTGATGTGTATGCCACCAATACTTGCTTCTCTAACTACGGCCGTCTTGCCACTTTTTGGAAGACCGCCCATTATGATCAACATGGCTACTTCTTTACGTATAGTGGGGTAGGATTACCATCGATCATGACAGTCATGAACTTTGATGGCTTGATAACTACATTGGTTTCTGTGCCGTCTTCTTTATAGGCTGCAGTTTTGATAACCTTTGGTGTCGTGAAAGCCCTACTGAATATGTCGTTTAACATACCAGGCCCAATAAATTTATGCGGCGTATATACGTCAGCTAGGATAGAGTTTCCATCAACGAAAGTAAAAAAGGCCTGGCAAGATTTGATCTTGAGAATTCCACACAGCCCGAGAAACTTTCCAACATTGGCGTCAAATGCCATGCGTTTTTGTGAATTAAGGTCATCTATCAGAATATCATTTCCGGCGTCATCAAGAACTTTCAGCCCTACCACGCCATCTATCAAAGTGTATGCAATTGAGAACCCGGTTGGCTCATATGGTTCTAGAAAGTAACACAAATGCCCAATCAACTCAGACTTTGGTTCCAAGAATTGTGGAAAAGGTTGGCATTCTATTTCATACATACCAGACTCCATTCTGTAGGACTGAATAAGAGCCTTTAGAACCACGTATCTTACCGATTTTTATCTTCTGAGTGTTGTTGGTCATTTCGTCTGGATCCATGGTAAATAACAGCTTTGGCATACCAGCGTGAATAATGGTAACGGTGTGGTCGCTAAGACCATTTACCACACCATACCAATGTGTAAACCACCCATGCCACACAACAAAATCTCCCACTTGTGGCACATATTTAGTGAGTGCTTTATACTGAGCTAACTTTAGATCCACACAAGTTCCCCGGAGAACACATCGAATTGGGCAGTTTGGTCACCTACTTCCCACATGACTTTGTCATCCCTGCGAAATCCACCCAGTCTATCCCTAATCAAATCATCTACCCAGAAGTGCATCTCGTTGATGTCAAAATCATTTTCCAACATCTCGTTGTATTGTATGCGCTGGCGCACAATTTTCATGCCATCCAACAGCAATTCATGATTGCGAGATCTGGTCCCTGGGTCAACGATGTATTGGTTTTCCTTTGTGGTCTCACCCTCCACTACCTGGAACGACGCATCTCTGTCTGCCTCATCACACTTGAATTCCTGCAATAACAATTCTAGTTGTGATTTTGACCTAATTTCTGGTGGGGCCACTGGCTCAATTGGATGCTTGTTGGGCATACCCATTCCTCCTGTTATTTTAAATACTTATAGCGTTTACAAAGGATTCGTAGGAGCTTGTTCCCAGTTCCATCTCTGGTCTACTCCAACAGCACCTCTTGAATCGTGCACCGGTGGTGGTGCCGGCAATTCTCTATCTTGTGGCAATGGTTGTAACTTCCTGCGTTTGTGCTTTTTATATAATGTGTTAAGTTTCATTGCACGTATTTACATCGCGAATTTGAACAATAATACTTGGGGTCCATTTTCCTGGTATCAGGATTATATTTGTGAACCTTGCGCATCGGCCATTTGCATTGCGGACAAGTACGTTGGATTGCAGTAAGTGACTTTACGCCCTTATACCTGCCTACTGACTTTACGTTTTTTACTCCAGGTGACTTTCCGTTTTTTCTTCTACCGCCGCCACAACATGCCATTACAATCCCTTTCCGCAGAGTTCTAGTCCTAAATCTAGAACGAATGCGGCATCTGCAATGTTGTCTACCCCAGTAGATTCATAATCGTGAGTGTCGAAGTCAGTGCCATATTTGTCATTGCATGCTTCGATCATTGCCACTTTGTTCGAATTTCCCTTGCCGGTGGCATGTTTCTTAATCGAACCAATTCCAAAACCCTGACAAGCTACCGAATTCTCCTCACCCCAGGTGCAGACCGTGGCCTTAAAAGCGCCAAACAACTCCGCAGATGTCGCAGCACGCGAGATAATCGCGGCTACTGTAAATTTGTTGCCACGAGATTCTGGCGTATACTTGACATCTTCGAAGACTACGAGATTGGGCTGAACTATTGATAGAAAATGCCTAAGGCGGATAAATCTTATTGCCCCGCTATCATATGGGCCAGCGGATAAATTCCACTGGCCCATAGCAACTTCGTTATCCGAGGTTACCACTTTTCCGTCTTTTACAAATCGGTATGCATATCCTGTTGTAGTGCCGAGGTCGAGTCCCAAAAGAAGCTGGGTTCCTGGTGTCCTTACTATCGTCTCGGCGAAAGCATCTGGATCTTTTTCAATGTTGATCTTTGACATTAGCTCTGTGTAACGATCATTGTGTTGGTGATCGCTTTGACCTCCAGACCATCATCATCTTCACGTGTTAAATACTCTTCGATGGTCGGGCGATCTATGGTATTTGGATTATCCTCATTCGGGAGTATCCTCATCTCCATATCAGAGTGCATTGCCTGTTTGATCGTCAGATCCTCTTTGTCGGCCGGAATGCCGTTAAAGACCTGTGTTGGGGTAATATATGCGATGTGGATCATTCTTTATCTCCTTGACTCCATGCAAAGGGTAATATTGTCCTAGTATATTCGGTGACAATACCCTTCATCTTATATTTTTCATGTAGGAGTCTTTTGACCTCAGCGGCGTCGAACGCACATTCAGAGTTCATAACCCCCATCACGTATAGGACGTTATCAATCAGGTACGGGCAAAGAGACAAATCAATGAGCAATAGGTTTCGACGATATATTTCACTACCATTTTTATTGAAAAATTCAAGAAGTGCATTATTATCTTGGATCAGCTTTTTTGATTTTACCTCACCGATGCCGGCGTACCCAGCTATATTATCAGAAGTATCACCTTTAAGTGATTTCTGTTCAACTGGACTAACTTCATCTAATGGTGCTATTGCTTTTTTGCTTGGGTTGAATATCTGAACATTCTTGAGGGTGTAGGGTATCTGCCTCAAGTCGCTATCATTAGATACAATAACAATTTCTTCGTCAGAAGTGGCACGGACATGACGGCAAAATGCATAGACTAAATCGTCAGCTTCCATGAAATCACGGTAGTATTGCCTCATACCCATGGCCTGCCACACCGACATACAGATTTCTTGATATTTTGTTATATCATCCTTGATCTCATCCTGGGAAGTCCTGCCGTCTTTGTAAACTGGAGAGATCAAACGACGCCAGGTCGTGGTGCGCGGAGCATCCCAAAAAACATGGACCTTAGACGTACGGTTTCTGTTCCAGTAATCGTGCATGAACCGACTTATTGCTACAAACCGACTCTTTTTGCCATATCCAAAGTCTTGATCCTTGGCGGTGGCAAATAATGCTCGATACAAGACATTTTTACCATCAATTAGAAGATGCATTAGACACGGTTTCCTATATCTTCTTAGATAAATATGGCCCCCGACCTAATCGGGGGCCATATGATGGATTAGTCGTTCTTCAGCTTGGCCAGAAGGGCATCAAGCTCTTCATCAGACTCAGGGACGGATGCTTCGGCAGCTGGTTCAGCCTCGACCTCGGTTTCAGTCTCGACCTCGGTTTCAGTCTCGACCTCGGTTTCAGTTTCAGCTGGAGCAGCCTTGGTTTCGACTTCGACTTCTACATCGGTCTCTACATCGGTCTCTACCTCGGTTTCCGTCTCGAGTTCCTCTTCTTCTGGCTGGATTGGACTGTCAGACTTCTTGGTGGTCTTTTCTTCCACAATCACACTGGTCTTTGCGGATGAGGAACCACTCAACCTGTCAACGATCTCCTGTAAAGCGTCGATATCACGTGGCTTGAACTTACTGGGGATGTCGTGACGCAATCCAAGAATTTCGGCTATCTTATCCTCACCCTTACCGGTGATCGGGCCCTTCTTTGGTGCGAACATCGACTCGTCATAATTGTTGTACTCACCCTTGGCAGATGCTCGCAGAATGAGAGCATGTGCTGCGGTGGGGTCATAGAACAGACCATATGGTTCTGGGTTGTCTGGATCATCGCCAGGACCATCACGCATGACGACTGCTTCGGCTTTGTTGTAGATGGTGCTCGACATTGAGTACCAGAAGACCTTGCCACGGAGTTCGACAGGAGTCGAATCATATGCCGGGAAGTAAATATTCACAGCGTAACGCTCTGATGACAGAAGTGTCCTGGCTATCTGGCTACGCTGCTTTTTGTCGGTGGTTTCGGACATTTTGTCGAATGCGAAGTCACACAGAGGGCATGGCAACTCGTCATGTAGCCGTGGGCACTCTAGGAATTTGCGTTCGATGAAATGGCCACCATGCTGGTAGTACCACATTTGCATGGATTCGACAGGTGGCAGGATGAAGAATTTCCATTTGAGTGGATTACCAGGCTTGGCTTTGTCAGCCCGCCACTCGTAAGGGTCACGACCCTTGCTCTGCTTTTGCTTCATTGCTGCCCGTACACGTTCGAGTTCGTCTCTGCTTGTCATGCTTTTCTCCTTTCGCATCTGAGACAAATGGTGCCAACATTGGCAATCGAGTCAATTGTGCAAACTAAGAATTCTGCAATTCGATCTTTTTAAACCCGCTTAAACTCCTCATATTTTCGTTTTTCATTCGCAGTGCTTCCAGCGTAAAATACAGTTTGCCGGCGAGCTTCTGCAACCGAATATGTTTGCCTTCGAGGTTTGTCAAAGTATCATCACATTCGATAAGTTCCGCAATGGTCCCTCGACTTAAGCTTTTACCCCATTCTTCCAAGATCTCTGCAGTCAAAATACCCTTTCTGCGGCGTATTTGCTTGTCTACAACGTTAGCCTGTTCTTTGACCTCGCTATAGAGATTTGACCAAAGATTGAATATGTGAGGCATGTGTTCAAGTTCAAATTCAACATTATCATAATCAATAGTCAAATCTTCTGAGGTAAAACATTCCAGCTTTTTGGTGTTATCGCCATCGCCAAGTGTTACCTTAATTTGGCAAAGTATCTTCTTGACTTCTTGTGGTATGTCTTTAATTGACATGTTATGTCCTATAGGTTTTATAGTGTTTCCATTTTTTCCAATTTTGTCCAATACTAACCTTAACAGGGAATCTCGGACCAGACGGTAAAATACCCTTAAACGGATTTATCATTAGTGTTTTGCCTATTGCCACGGTTGTCTTTAATTCCATGCGCGAACTGACGAGTATAAGAGAGTCGTGAACCTCAGTCAAGATGATGTCTGGTCTCATTAATCCGATCTGAATAAGCACACATTGCATTGCTTCGGCAATAGATCCCTGTATTATGGCGTTGAATGATGTTTTCATATTCTCTTTTGGTATGCACCTGCCAAGTATTGTTTTGTAATCATAACTGCTTTCATAATCGTTGACTTTAGATTCCACCCATGCCTTCAGTTGCGGGAACAGTGCCAATATTGGATTGCCGAAGTCAAGCGCATACAGACTCTTGAGTACCTCGATCTTGCATTCTTTACGATTTATCTTGAAGTCATCGGTTGTCAATTGGTTTGATATGTCTGTATATGGGTCAGAATTTGCGAAACTATCAGCAATAGAAGTATCACCAGATAAATATCCAGCCATCCTAATATCGGCGGCAACCCAGTCGAAATGAACCATGTAATTACACTTGTCAGATATATGTGATATTGGATCTTCGTCGGTCGTACCCTGGATATTAAACCCAACTGTCTTTGATCTGCCACTAAACGTGCCAAGGCTGTATTGTGGATATACCAATTTATGGCCGTGCCGTATTCCCCTCCTCTCTAGATATGAATAGACTACCGACGATAACCCTTTGACCCTCATCCATTCTTGTGATTCAAAACCACCATCTATCAGCCATTGGCATAGAACCTTTTTGGCCTCGGTTTCTGTCTTAGGAAGTGGATTTACTGTTCTACTGTTGAACACCTCACATATGCGCAGGTCGGATTCTGGATCTATCTTCATGTGTCTGAGATGTGCAGTCACGTCATTCATCATGACAGACGAATTGTTTATTATGTTTTTAATGTGTCTTAAGTGCTTGAATGCTGTGTGATAGGTTGTTCCTAGGCCTCGCATAAAAATTGGTAGGAACACGATCTTATGTGACACGGAGTCACATATAACCGAATAGAGCGGCCGTGGTTTGGGCGCACTGTAATCAAACAGCGTGTAGATAATATACATTTACTTTTTTGTCTTGGCTTTTGTCTTACTCTTACCAACAAATGTCTTTGTGTTTTTCTGGTGTCTGCCGCCCCTGCGGAGCTTGTCGGCCATATAATCTGCTTCGCCTGCTTCTCTGTGTATTGCGTATGGGTCATTTTGGGTTAGGTGGTGTAGGTGCATATCTCTTTTTGCGCCTTCTTTGTCCCTGGCCATACCATATCCGCGTACCCAGCACATAAAATTCATGCCCTCAAATGTCTTGGAACATTTACCACCGCATTCGTTGCAGACGATCTCTGGCTCTTCAGCCATCCGGTGTGTTTCTTCCTGTATATTGTCGCATTTTTCGCACTTATAATTATAGTCTGGCATTATTCCACCTCTTGGAAAACCTCTGGGGCCAACTCCTCAGATACCTTGCCGGTTAAAGAGAATACCTGCACGCCGTCTTCTCTTTTGTCTCGTCGCAATCTAAGTTCAACATCGGCCACGAAGTACCTCTCTATACTTACGATGTCTTCTCCGCTCAAGTTGTACATTTCAACGTAGGTCTCTCCCCTACTGTCAATAAGGGTGTGGGCCTCTGACCATAACAGTTTGCCAGAAACCGTGTCTTCCAAATTATATGCACTGATACTAATAAAAGTGCCATCCCTATTGCTAGTCATATCAACATAAAATATTGCATTCTGCATTATCTGGCACACACGATCCATCTCAGCACGCCTATCTTCCGAAAGGTCATCCTTGTCTCGTCGTATGACAACACAGGAATATTCTGCTGACATTGGTAGAGCAGACAGGCAAACTACTGGATTATTCTGACTCGGATTCTGCTCCTGGACCTGTTCCTGAATCTTCTTTATCTCCGTCTGATTTGACATCGTCCAGCTCTCCTTCTTTTGCTTCTTCCATTACCATACTATCATACTTCATCTTCACCGTGATCGACACAAATTTTGGTCCGTTTCGATTTTTGGCGATATATAACCGGCATCTTGGCATGCCATCAACATATTCACTCCTAGCCTGATTGATACTAACCACGTAATCAACTGGCATTGCCTTACCGTATGATTCTGCGATTCTATTCAGGTCTAAGTTTGTTTCCTTTGACTTTCCGTCGGAACCACTGGTGTCACGATTACATTGTGTTCCTGATACTATAAAGCAATTGGACTTCTTGGCAAGCTGAAGAAGTTCTGTTGCAATTTTCTTTTGGCGTTTATAATCATCACGATTAAAATACTCATTTTTGGATAACAATAATTCCATGTAATCAATAGCTATGACGTCCGGAACCCATTTATAACTCTTCCTTAGGTGGTCCATCAGAGCCATAATAGTATTTACGCTTATGTCATCTGCCGGGAATTCCTTGATGAGCAGATCACCGCCACTAGTAACCTGCTCTTTCCGGATTAGCTGTTTTAATTGTTCAACTTCGGCTGGTGACCCAAATCTCTTCTTCATTGGTTGGCCGGTAACAACGCCAAAGTATCTAGCAGCAGTCTTGTCCTCAGACATCTCCATCGTGATATGCAAAACTTTAAGTCCCAGCCTGACAGCTGCTACCCCAGTATTAACGATTGCAATACTCTTACCACCATTGGTTGGTGCCATCCAAAGCAGAACTTCTTTACGCGTTGGGCCACCATCATTGATGAATAAGTCAAGACCAGCGAACCCAGATGTGAGTTTTTGCTCAATGTCCTTTTGGAATACTCTATCTGTGTCCTTAAAGAACCAGAACCCACCAGAACCAATGTCCTGTACTTGGGTTGCTTTTGCAACAATATCGTCAATGATTGAAAAATCACCACTGTCGAAAGCTTCTAGGCCCTTGTCCGAATAAAGCTCGCCATATGCTTTCTCTTTCAACCACCCCATAAGGTCCTGACGAACCGGGTCTATGTCACGTGGGTTGATCTCAAAGTCGCAGGCAGCTAGGATATCTGGGGCATCAGGATCTTCTACCGTTAGGTAGCGAGAAGCGATATCTTTTGTGAGCGGTCGCGATGGAATTGTGCCATGTTTCTTCCAGTAGTGATGTATAATGGTGAAAACGAATTTGCACGCTTCATCCTGGAAGTATTCCGGGTCAAGCAACTCCATGACATGCCCGATGAAATCTGGTTCATCGTGGGAAAGTGCTATTATGGATTGTTCTTGGTACGGAGAGAATCTTTTGTCTGTTTCTGACAATTATGTCTCCACGGTATCCACGCCACACCTGGTGGCTCTCATATTTTGTAATCGGTTCAGATCAGTCTGCATTTTGTTAATAGCCAAGTCAAGTGCATCACATAGTACCACTAATTCGTCTTGCCTGAACCACAAATTTGATATTGCATGTAGATTATAGCTGTCAATGATTGTACTATTCTCTGGTCCACCTTGTCTAATAATAACATGATAAGCCCATTGTTTAGTCTGGTTATCAAATTGGACTCCATCGATGCGATAAGATTCTAGAAACCCAGCAATTGCCGATTCCCTTAAATACACAGCATCGCCCACACAAAAAACTGGGTTACCGCTATCACATCCACTCATCCTATGTCTCCGCTATGACCTCGGCTCCTACTTCCTCGAGGTCTTCTGATTCTGTCTCATCTTCCACTTCTGGTGCCATCTCGGCCCTAATCTTTGCCTCGATTTCATCCATGATATCCGGATTGTTCTTGAGAAATTCGCAGCAGGCATTCATTCCGTTACCTATTCTGGTATCGTTATAACTCATCCAGCTACCGGATTTCTCGACTATCTTATGTTTGTAACCGAGTTCAAGAAGCTCCCTTGTTCTGCTAATGCCTTCGCCGTAAATGATCGCGATATTGCAGACTTTAAATGGTGGCGCGACCTTGTTCTTGACAATCTTGACCTTAAGACGGTGACCAATTACCACGTCGCCATCTTTAATACCCTCGGTTCTGCGGACGTCAATGCGCATGCCAGCATAAAATTTCAAAGCACGTCCACCGGGTGTTGTTTCCGGATTACCCATCATGACACCAATCTTCATTCGTAGTTGGTTGATAAATACTACCGTTGTGTTGGTCTTCTTGACCAGCGGGGTTAACTTGCGTAGTGCTTGGCTCATCAGTCTTGCCTGGGCACCAATATGACTCTGACCCATCTCACCGTCTAGCTCTGCTTGTGGAACCAGTGCTGCTACCGAGTCAACCACAACAATATCAACCGCACCAGACCTGACAAGCAATTCGCACATTTCCAGGCCCTGCTCGCCGCTATCTGGCTGACTGAGTAATAATTTATCAAGGTCAACCCCAATATCGGTTGCAAATTTTGGATCAAGGGCGTGTTCTGCATCAATAAATGCTGCAGTACCCCCAGCCATCTGAACACTAGCAACCCAATGGAGAGTCATCATGGTTTTGCCGGCCGCTTCTGGGCCATATACCTCAATAACCCTACCCCTTGGGATACCACCGACACCAGTAGTATCATCAAATGATATCGATCCGGTCTTAATTACATCAACATTATGAGCCCGAAAAGTACCCATCTCCATGAGTGAACCCTCGCCCCATCGTTTCTTGAATTCACTCTTTACTGTGTCAAGGGTCAGAGCCTTGCCGTCAATCGGTTCCGCTTTCTTTTTCTTGGCCATCTTTTTCTCCTAATAGGGCTTCCGGGTTATAATCAGCAATTTTTCTAACGTCAGATACGGGTACACGAGTTACAACACCACCTGCCGTCAATAATAGGTCGGTACCAATATTGCCTGCCACAGTCCAATTCTGATTCGGATTGGGTATTGCTCCTGGAGGACCAGAAACGTATCTCACGTTTTTAGTTGTGACAATATGTACTATATCCAATTGTTTTAGCATCGAGCAAATTTACCGTGATAGGAGGACATCATGAACGCCAATGAGAAATTGTTGGTCGAAGCTGTTCGTAGCATGCTCAGTGACCGCGCCAAACTCGGACTTGCCTTTCATGGTGAGCCAGAAGAAAGATCCCATATGGTACAGTTCCAGCAACAGGGAACTGAGGACATGTTTAGGATTAAGATAAACAAGCCCGAAATTACCCATTACGAAGCAGTCTCCGGTGCATTCTTTCACACCCATAGTTACAGAAATCTTGATGACCCCCAATTTGAATTAGCATTCCGAAAGCAGATGTCTGGTATGACAGTCCCACCAGATCAACAGGATCTCGCCGTGAAATACCTGGGCGAGCTGCGCAACGAATTGGAAATGCCGGTAAGGGATACTGGTCGTAGGATTGATATGTTTTCGGCCAGTGCTGAGGAAGCCAATGGGGCTGCACACGTGGATGATCTTCGCGAGGTGACACAGCCGACCAATGAAGCTTAAATCACTATACGAACGTCCTCTAGGCAATCAAGCCAAAATTTCCAAAAAGATCAAAAAGTCGACCGGCGTTGTTATGGACCCGAATAGTTTTACTATGTCGGCCGGGACCGATATTGCAGGTATGGTAGATCCGAAGGTTTTCAAGAAACAATCGGTAGAAATCGCACCTAAGAGTCATGGTGTACTGTGGAGCCCAGCCGGCGCACCAGCACCATATAAGTACCGTCACAGAAAGTTTATGGGCCTTTCCCGTTAACCCATAAGCATCCCAGAACCCTTACATTTTGGACAAGTGTCACTGGTCATTGGATGAATGCCAATGCCACCACAGGCAACACATGGTGTACCAAATGCTCCTTCATGATCCTGTTGGTCATTGAGGTTTTTAAATCTTTTCTGTATATCAGCATCTGTTACCTTGGCGATCCTGATGTCGGTTGAACCAAACTTGCCATTAATCTTTCTTGGGATTGGTGTTGGCTGCCCACCTCTACCAGTAATCATCTGTTGTTCAACATTGGTGTTGATCTGTATATCATCTGGAATTGTCTGCCCATCGGTTATTGGTGGTGCTTCTTCTGACGGTTTGGTTCTTGATATTGCCTTTGGTTTTGCGTCCGGTGTTTGCGGTTCTGATGCCGACTGCTGCTCCAACAATTCCTCTGGCATCTCCTCCACAACTTGTATAACTGGTGACGGTGCTTGTATTTGCTTCGGTGGCATTATTTGTGCTGCTACCTTAGCTGGCAATACATCCATAATATTGATGCCTAGATCTGTGGCAAGCATTATTGATTTTGTTAATTTAGCAATGATATCGGCAACCTTGGTCCTAATTGCACCCATGGTGGTGGTTTCTGCGTGTTCATCGCAAAGATGGATTTCATATTCAACACCATCTACCTCCACTTTCATGTGAGTATTTAAATTTTGGTCATTGTGACACTGAATGCATTTCATAATTGCCTCCCGGAGGAATTTTCGATGACAAAAACCGAGGTCATAAATATAGAAGTCAATCTGGATATTCCAGAAGCTATTCGTAAAAATGACAGCATTTCAAATACCCAGAAAGTCGAAATGGCACGCCGTGTTAATGAAGGTTTGGTTGAACTACAGAAAACCAACCCCAAGGCCGTTGCCAAAATAAAATTGGATTCCAAACTCGAACTGATATATGAAATGCTGGTGGATCAATGCCTAGAAAAGGGTAAGACGGTATCTATCGACCAGATAATGGAGGTAGCTGATACCACTTCAAGCAGCTCTGTGGTCATGCAGAAGCTCAACAAACATGTCAGGAAGAAGGAAGGCGGAACCCTAACCATCAAGAAATTCAAGCGTGGTGGCAAGAACTGTTACCAACTCACAAAGGTTGAAATAAATCAGGAATAATCCATAGGCGCACTGTGTACCACCCCGCGATGTCCGACAATGTAATCGTGGTGTATTATGTGCATTCTTGTGCCGTCACCCCTAACTCGAACTGGTTTGTCTATTATTAAGTGATCTGGCACGGCCAGAATATCACCAAAATCAACCCAAAATAACATGCCAAGTGGTATGTTGGCCACCACAACAATCAATTCGTATTGTGGCCACAACGTGCCGTAGACACGTGTTAATTTAGATAATTCCGTTGGCGCACTCGGTGGTATACGGAATGTAAATGTCTTATATTTTTGATATATGGTTTTGTATGATATCAGCTTGCGTTTATATATGAAATCGATTCCGTGATCGATGTCTAATTCGTCGTCTGTTTCTGCCTGATCATCTTGGTCAATGCCGAGGTGTTTCTTTATTTCGGCTTCGTTGTTGAGGAAGAACCCGTCGCTACTTAGCCTCTCTATGGGGTCATACATCAGTCAAGCCCAATTGCCCATCTGAAAACTTCCATCTGGGTCATCTCTGGGTTCTGATACCAATAATAGAGGCAATAGACCCCATATACCATAAATACCACCATGATTATAAGGTAAATGACTTCAAACGTTATAGCCTTCTTGGTATGATTTGTCATTTTCCGCTACTCCCCCAACCAGCTTCGCCACGGCCACGATATTCTTCGCTGACCTCACCAACTCCCTGTACGTAAGTTGGTATAACCTGATGCACAATTATCTGGCCAATGCGGTCGCCAATTTTGATCTCATAACAATTGTCCGATTCATTTCTGAGACCAACAAACAGCTGCCCACAATAAGTTGCATCTATGATGCCATGTATTGAGGTGATCTTCTTGAGATTGAGTCCAGATCTGCCGGTTATTTCGTAATAATAACCTTTCGGGCAGACAACGGCGATGCCAGTTGGCACAAATTCGATCTTGCCAGGAAATATAACTTTATCTTCTGAAGCAGATAAATCCCACCCAGCGTCCGTTTCCAAATTACGTGTTGGTAGGCGTCCGTTTTTGTCCAATGATAAAACTTCGAGTTTTATGGTGTTCATGTTCACCCCTTATTGAGTTTTTTAATTAATCTTGAAAGGAGTTTTATATTGGCTTCGATCTTATCTCGCCTCTCCTTTAGGTTCCAGTTTCTTGGTGATGGGTGGTATATCGGGAAGATTGGCCCAAGGTCTGACATGACGATATCACCCAAGTGATCAGATATCTTCTTATCTGAGCAGAAGAAGTCGAAGGCCTGGGCACCCAACGTTACAATCAGGCGTGGCCTCATAACGGCAATTTCGAGATATAGAATTTTGGAGCAGGTTTTGCGATACTGGTGATCCGGAGCCTTGTTGGCCAGCGTATGACATTTTGTACAATTTGTCACGTAGAAGTCTTCTCGCTTCAGCCCGTTTTTAGCTAGGGTCTTATCGAAGTTTTCACCAGCGGCCCCAATAAATGGAAGCCCAACCTGGCACTCATCAAAACCTGGGTTTTGTCCCACCACCATATACCTAGCATCTGTCTGCATATTTGAAAAGACGTGTGGATCGAAGGTTTTGTTTTTCTCTTCCAACATCTTCTTGCCAAGCGAACACATGCGGCAAGAAAGAGTGAACGCACGAAGCATGTGACACATATTGGTGCGTTGTTGGGTTATAGACACACCCTCGGTGTCTTTTAAGTGATATGGATTAGATGGCATACACATCCTATTATCAAAGTCCCATGATGACTCTGTGAATGGAGTCAACCCATCATCCAAATGCTTCCATCTCTCGCTTTTCGAGGATCGCCCCCGGCGAGAATTTAATGACGTCACCGTCCCCATCTCGCATTACCACCATTTCTATTCCTGCGTTGATTATCATCTTTGCACATAGATAACACGGCAAGATATCAACTGGTAATTTGGTTGTTACGTCATACCCATTAAGATACATCGTGGCACCACGTGCCATCTTTCCTGCTTGGAGAAGTGCATTCATTTCCGCATGAACAGACCTACATTTCTCATAAGCCTGACCAGATGGTATATTGTGTTCCTGTCTCCAGCACGAGTGACAATGCTGTTCACCAACCGGTGGACCAGTATATCCAGCGCTAACTTGGGTACCATGTGAGTCAATGATTACAGCGCCAAAGTTTCTTCTCAGACATGTTCCCTGATACGCATAACGCAGTGCGACATCAAGAAAGAATTGATCACGGTCTGTACGCATTGACGGCCTTTCGACTTTCCAAAGGAATCCTGGTATTGCGGCTGCTTTTGGGTTTTTGAGTAATTTATTATTTGGGTTCATCTTTACACTTACACATCAAATAGTATGTTAAATGAGCTACTGCTATATCGTTTATACTATAATCAAGACTTAGGTCTATACTCTTGATAGTCTCTTGAACCTTTCCATCTATTTCCAACATCCATCGATAAGATCTGCACGCATCATTCATGATGGGATCACCATCAACACCCGGTTCTATTGGTTTGCCATCACCACCGAGCATCGTTAACTTCATAAATGGAGTACCACTTATCGTAATACCATCTACAAATTTTGCTGGTAAATCAATACCTATGCCCTCTTCTTGCAAAAAATATAAAATTTCTTCGGCTTTTTCCTCACCGAATTTGTTTTTAAGTTTGTTATACCATTGAGAGTCTTTATTGATCAAAGCCCAGTTTTGTATTTGTTCCTCTTCTTTGCCCATCTTAAGTCTCCTTGATTTTTTGGAGCCTCATAATGCACGAGGTGATGTCCATAAAATCGTCCCATTGGGCCAGACTGCCCACACAGTAAACTCCAAGTTTCTCCAGGGTAGTTAACCCCGGCCTCTTGCTTGTTGGTATTGCGTCTTTTACACAAGTGCCAGTAACAATATCAAAGTCTGGGACCATCAATGATATGTAATGGGCAACCTGTGGAATGTCAACAGTTGAGAAGAATTGATATAAATCTCTAGCTATGCGTGTGCATTTATAAAAGTCAATCTCGTTATCAGCTATCAAAACCTCACTGGCACCTTCAAAGTCCAACTTATTTGTTTGGATCAAACAAGTGTGCATGTCCCTTGACTCGAGTTTTTCCGGCATGCCACACCATTTTAGGAATGCATCTAATGGAACGGTGTTTATGCATTTATTATATTCAAGTTCTCTATGGCTTGTTCTAATGAATCGCTCTTGTGGATAAATTGCGATTATGGATTCCTTGCGTTCGATGGATTGCCTAAATGATGATAAGCACTCTTGTTCCAGAGCCCTAAATATACTGACTGCGGACATACCATAAACAAAAAATTCTGTTGGTAGCAGATCATAACTGTAAGAGGGTGCTTCGTTACCATAAATCTTACGCAACCACTGCGACAATAATAATTCATTCTTATTAAACACTAATTCACCACCAAATGAAATTGCCCTTTTGAATATCAGTGGTGACATGAGTGGGGCAATGTCTGACCCGGATCTCATTGAAATCGATCTCATGATGTCAGCTATTTTGTCATTATAAATGACATATCCATCACACGTAGCAACATCAAATTGAAAGAACCTGCTCTTTCCGGCAGGTATGATCTCCCAGTCCGGTAACATATGCTTGGCTATAAACGCTACTAGGCCGCTTCCAATAATATAATTCATTGCAATCC